TTTGGCCCTGTTGATTGCCTCGCTCAGTTTCATGTTATCGCTCCTTATGGAAAGGCGCAGCGACGCTGAGAAACGTCGCCGCGCCGTGTCGCGGCCTGCCGCTGTCCGGCAGTAGGGTCACGCGGTTCGTATTAAAGCTCTGTCAGCGCCCTCTGGCTGGCCTTCTGGGCGCGGACCTGTGTCTGCCAGGCCTCGCGCTCCTGTTTTCTGGAATTCATGTACGCCTCGACGAACTTCCGCTTGACGCTGACCTGCTCTCCGGGGCGGATGCGGATGAATTCGCCGTTCACGCCGATCAGCACCGGCTTCGCGTCCGGGCCGGTCATCGGGACCATGAACTCGACATACTCCTCGCCGCGGTCGGTTGTGGCTTCCTTGGCCATGGGTTCTCTTCTCCTTTCATATCAGGGGCGGGATGGACCCGCCCCTATGGAATGCTTTACGGGGAGGCCGTGGACTCGATGCGGACCATGTACTGCTCCACAAGGATCTTCGCGGTCTTGTTGGCCTTCCAGCCGATCGTGCTGCGCTGATCGAGCGGGTCGCTGGTGCCGCCGGAGCCCAGAGGCTTGACGATGTGCTTCAGACCGCCGCCGGCGACCTTGGTGACGCCGTAGGCGTCGTCGCCGATGATCAGCGTGGAGTACACGTCCACGCCGCCGACGCCCGCATCCTCGCTGTACAGCAGGGTGTTGGCGCTGATGGTGGCCGCGGCGGAGAGCGTCAGGGACGCGTTGCCGGCCGTGCCTGCGGCCGCGCTGGAGATCGTGACCTCGGTGCTCGCGGAGCCGACATAAACCTTGACGCCGGCAAGCGCGGACGCCTCGGCGGAGGAGATCGCCTCCTTGACGGGGACCGTGGTGCTGGAGCTGACGTTGCTCTTGACGGTCAGATAGGCTTTCCCGCCGGCCAGCGGAGTGCCGTGGAAGATCTTCGCACGGGTGTTCTCCACGAAGCGGACGCCGTACAGCTTGCCGACCTCGCCGGCGTAGATGTCCTGCGTGTCGACGTACTGCTTCGGGTCGAGCCATTCGGGATCCTTCATCAGGTCGTACACGACGTCCGGATGGATGATGCCGACATAGTCGCCGTTGATCTTCGGGGCGTTCTGGCCCTTCAGAGCGCGGACGGCACGCTTGATGTCATCCATGGCGATGTTGTGGTTCGTGCCGCCGTCGGTGTAGGCGAGCGCGGTGCGGCTGGTGGGAGGCGTCGCGTTGGCGGTGCCGCTGGTCTTGCCGCGGGCGTACAGCACGTTGGTGCCGGCGTTGATGATGTCGCGGGTGATGGTGTCCAGCGTCTCGCCTGCCTGGCGGGCGATCAGCTTGGTGGCCTCGTTCACGACGGGATCCAGCGCGGTCATGTCGAGCACGTCGGAGGTCGTGACGTAGCCGCCGTACTGGGCGACCGTCGCGGTCATCGCGCTGACCTTGAGGGACTGGCCCTCCGGAGTCACGCCTTCGGTGAGGGGCGTGGTGACCTCGGGCAGCGGGTCAAACTGGCGGAACTCGATGGTCTTGCCGTTGTGATCCGGGATGTCGCGCTGCTGGCCGAACTGATCATGGACCAGCTCCGGGGTGGCAAGGACGATCAGGGCCTTGTCCCAGAAAGTCTTGTTTTCATCAGACAGATCCGCGCTGCCGGTGGTGTTGGTGTTGAACTCGACGCCGGACGTGCCGGAGCCGCCGTCATAGATGGGATCGAACATCTTCAGGTCGATGTCCAGAAGCTCGAAGAATTCCTTCATGATTTCATGTCCTTTCGTTGTTGGGGTCAACCGAAAGTCACACGCTCCCGGTTGCCGATCCGCCGCAGGATGTCCTTCACATCCGAGGCGGTAAGTTTGGACACGTCATCCTTCACAACAAATGCGGGCGTGGCGTTGGCGCCTGCCTCCGCCGGCCGGTTGCCACGGGCTTTGATGTTGTCCGTGACCGCCTTCTCGGTGTTGGCCGCCGCCTGGGCCGCCAGCTTGTCCGCTGCGGCCGCCTTGTAGGCGTTCTCCATCGGATAGTTGTTCTTCAGGAGCAGCATGAACAGCTCGTTGCCCTGCATCTCATCCAGATCGAAATCCGGATACTTCTGCTTGAGCGCCTCCGCCTCGGCCTGCCACTGCTGATAGCGGCGCTGGGCGAGGAACTGGGCCTGTGTCTGCTGCTGCATGGCGAGGTACTGCCGGTTCTGCCGCTCGAGCTGCTGCATCTTCTGATACTGCTCGACGGTCATCCCGGCCTGATCCGCCGCGTCCTGCCAGTACGCCCGGTCGTTCTCGATGGCGCTCATGAGCTTCGTCATGTCGCCGCCGGTGCCGTAGCGCTGGTCCAGCAGGTCGATCACGGGCTGCATCGCCTGGATCTTCGCGTCGCTCTCTTTGAAGCGCCGGTTGATGATCTTCTGCGTCGCGTCCGCGAATTCCTGCTTGAACTCGCCGTTGATCAGGTCCTTCCACTGCTTGCCTTTGTCCGGTTGCTGTTCAGGAGTCTGTGTCTGCTGCGGTGCCGCCGTCTGTTCCGGCTGCTTGCCGTACCGCACTTCTGCCGGCGCTGCTTCCGCCGGGGCGCTGCCGTCCCCTGCCGGCGCTGCGGCGGTACCGGGAGCACCTGCGGCCCCGGCGGCGCCTTCGCCGAACATGGAGAGGTCGATCGTCAACAGATAAATGGGTCTTGTCTGGAGCATGTCTTCTCCTTTCCTGCGCGGGGTTTTGGTCCGGCTCCCGTGAGGCCGGGATTTGCGCGGCGTTTTCCGCCCGCCGTGACGGCTGCGGGGTTTCTAAGGTGAACCCGGAACCCTTGATTCTACATTTACGGAGACGTCGTCCGGCGCCGCCTGCTGGATCTGCAGCAGGCCGATCACGGTCAGATCCATGACCGCGCCTGCTCCCTCCTGCTCCGGGAAGACGATCAGCGCCTCGCCCTTGTCCATCGAGACCGCGCCGGTATGGTTGTGCACCCAGCCGGCCAGCGCCCCGATGAGCCCCGATACGGCGGAGCAGCTCTCCGTCGTCCCTGCATGGCCGGAGCACAGAATGCTGTAGCTGTCCCTGCCGTACCGTGCCGTGATGCGCGTCATTCGCCCATCACCGTCGGCTTTGACCGCGCGGCCAGGGACTGCATGTACGGCGTCTGGCTGCTGTGGGCGTCGATCGCCTCCTGCGTCATCCTCGCCGCTGTGCCGCGTCCGACCGGAGCCGGTGTCCCGGTGCTCTCCGGCGCCGGCGCGGCCTGCTGCGGCAGGACGTCGCCCCGCATCGCCGCGATGATCTGCGCCATCTGGTCCATCTGCTGCGCCTGCTGCTGCACGACGTTCATCAGCGTCTGGCCTGTGCCGACGTACTGCATGATCTGCTCCTTGCCCTCGAACTCCATCATCTGCAGGGCGCCCATGGCCTCCTGCGCCCGGTTGGGATCGAAGAAGCCCAGCCCGTACAATTCCTTTGCCCGTTCATTCGCCTCCATGGTGCTGAACGGGTTTCTCTTTTGGGCCTTGATCTTCAAGTCAAACACGGGCTTGCGGTAGAGCGGCTGGCCCAGGGAGTCCTCGCCGACGGCCTGCTCCTGGATCTGCGAGTTGTCGAACTGGACGAAGCTGTAGTCCTCGCCCTGCCCGGTGATCCGGAAGGCGCGCGCCTCGTCGTAGAACTGCCGCATCAGCTCGATGCACAGGTCGCTGATCTCCGTGCTGGCCCGATAGCTGGTGCTGATCATATCGCGGCTGGTCTTGTTGCCCGCCTCCTGCAGCGCGGCGATAGCCGCCGCCGCCGTGATGCCGCTGCCGGCGCTGCCGCCGCTGTTGACGTCGCGGTTGCCGGCCGTGTCCTTCATCTCCTCGATCTTCATATTGAGGACATCGAGGAAGACGCTGCTGATCGGTGCGACCTGGATCTGCTGGATCCTCGCGTCGGAGATCTCGCCCTCGACCGGGACCATCGGCCGCGTCCAATCCATAAAGTGCTCCGGGTTGACGTTCGTCGAGGTGCTGCAGAAGTACCGCGGCTTCGTCGCCTGCATGGAGCTCTCGAGGATGTTCGCGCTGAGCTTGTCGATGTACATCTGCGGATCACGGCAGACCGCTACATATCCGAAGCCCACCGGCGTGCCCTTCTCCGGGAAGAGCGTGTCGAAGACGACCGGGTACATCCCGTGGTCGTAGTAGCCGCGTTCGGCGTACTCCGCCTCATTCTCCGATGCGTACAGCAGGACGTTCTCACAGAACTTGGCGTAGTGCAGGATCGTCCGGCCGCCGCGGCGGACCTTGTAGTACCAGTCCACGACGACGCTCTTCTCCGTCAGATCGACCGTGTCGTCATAGTAATACTGCTTGACGTCGATCGTGGCCGAGCCGAAGCGGCCCTTGTGCTCCGGATACTGCTGATCCAGCGCGTCGGTGTCGACCAGCTCGACGATGAAAAGGTTCTTCGACTTCTGGATGTCGGTGATGCCGGGCTCCCAGAAGAGGTTCAGCAGGTCGACGCCGCGGATCTCGATATCGCCGAGCCCGTTGTCCTTCGTCGAGTCCCAGAAGACGCCGTAAACGCCGGTGCCATGCTTCAGCTTCTCCCAGGAGACGTCCGAATAGGTCTGGTTGAAGTCGTTGTGCTCCAGCACGACGGGCAGGACCTGGCTCAGAATATGGGCGCTCGCGCGGTCGCTTTCCTCCCGGGGCAGCACGACCGGCTCGGGATAGTTGTCCATGACGTCGGCGTGCTTGTTCAGGATCGTGTTGAAGAGCCAGGCGCTGCTGGGCTCCGGCCCGGCAAACTTGCCGCACTTCGACATGTTCCGCCGCAGCGTCTCCCAGTGGCGCAGCTCGTACCACAGCTCATCGTTCACGACGCGCTGCTCGAGGGCGCTCTTCCCTGCCTTGTATTTCCGCAGCGTGTCCGTGGCCTCGGAGATCTGCTTCTCCCCGATCGGCATCGGCTGCTCCGGCCCGCTCCTGGCCGCGCCGATCAGCGGCATCGTGCCGGGGCCCTTCGCCGTGGCCTGCGCCAGCGCCATCGCTGCCATTGCTCTTTCATCCATTTAGTGCGTCCTCCACCATTCGTATTTGTCCGGTCTGTCGTCGTCCGTGCTGAGCGGATCGAAGCCCCTCGGGACCTCCGTCCGGACCACCGGCGCCGGCACGGGATTCTTCATGCAGACGTATCGCAGCTCGTCGTAGATGTGGTCCTCGCCGTCCGTGTCGACGTCCTCGACGTCGCTCTCGTCGTAGACCAGCGCCGGGACCGTCCGGATGAAATGCCGGCAGGTCCGGAACACCTGCAGCTTCGGAAAGCCGTCGCCGTCGAACACCAGCCGGTGGTGCACCTGCATCTTCCCACTGATCCGGGAGTTGTCGCCCCGCTCAAAATAAACGCGCTCGCGCTCCATCAGCGCCCCGGTGCTCTCGGTGCCGTCGCTCTGCCAGATCGCCGGATCTCCGACGCGGTGGATCACCCTGCCGCGCAGGTTCGGATCGTCGGCCTCGATCTCCTTGATCTTCCTGGCCACGGCCCCCGGCTCGATCTTCAGGCCCTCGTTCGGCGTCCCGGTGCAGCCGTAGTATTCCCGGATGCGGTACATCCGCCGGCTGTGGTCGACGGCGTACCAGCCCACGCTGAAGGGTCTCGAGTAGCCCCAGTCGAGCCCGCACCAGATCGCCCAGTCCGCCGGGATCGGGAAGGGGTCGATGACGTGCGTCAGCCGCTGGTCGGCGTAGTGCTCCGGATCGTTGCGCCACTCGGTGAACACCTGCCCGACGAAGCTGTCCCAGTCGCCGTAGAGCAGCGCCCGCTTCTCGGCGTCCGGCATCGAGGCCAGGCGGACAAGATAGTCCGGATCGATCTCCAGCAGCTTCTGATTGTCGAAGACGGTGCTCGGCACGAAGATCCGCTTCTGGATCCGCTCGAAGAGCTTCCCGGACGGATCCCGCCAGGTCACCTTCTCCGGGATCGGCGTCAGAGGCGGCGCCGGAACGATGAAGCGCTCCTTCACCCAGCCGTGGCCCACGCCGCCGGGGTTCGCCGTGCTCCGGATATAGACCCGCGTGCCCGGCCCGTTGGGTCGGTTGCGGGAGAACAGGTAGATGTATTCGTCATAGCTGAAGTGTGTCAGCTCGTCGAATGCGATGTAGTCGTAGGCCTGGCCCTGATACTTCTGCCGGTCCTGCGTGTGCTGCATGCTGCCGAAGACGATCTTCGCCCCGCTGGGGAATCGCCAGGTGTGCTCCGACGTGTTGTACCGGGCGCCGGGATAGGCCGCCGGATAATACCGCTCTGATTTCTCTATCAGCTCGCGCAGGTCGGGAAAGGTCTTCCGGAGGATCAGCGCCTTGTAGTGCGGGATCGCCACCTGCCGCAGCGCCTCGATCACCAGCGCGTCGCTCTTCCCTCCGCCGGCAGCGCCGCCGTACAGGGCCTCGTGCTCCGGCCTGCTCATCAGCAGCGCCTGCCTCGGCTGCGGCTCCCAGATGACGTTACGCATCGCGCACCGCCGGGATCAGGATCACGCCGCCCTCCGGCAGCTCGACCGTCGGCTTCTCGCTGAACATACCAAGGTGGCGCCCCAGCATCTCCAAAGCCCGCAGCTTATCTGCCATTTTGTATTTCTTCGTGTAAGTGACCGTATCGCCTCTGCTGTCCTCCCGCACAACGTCCAGACCGACCAGCGCAGCCGCCGTATCGTCATCCAGATCCGGCACGTCAAGCAGCTCACCATATCGATCGTAGAGCTTCCGCACGTCACTGAACGCGATCCTGGCGTATTCTTTCAATACACGATCGGCCGTGATCTCGGTCCGCTCCTGCCGCCGCTTCATCGCCTTCTGCAGCTCTGCCTGGATCAAAGGTTTCCTAAGGTTTTCCACGCCGATGCTGAAGGCGGTCTTCTGGCTGTAACCTGCACGAATAGCAGCCTGCGTCGCGTTGAGGTCGATCAGATATTCATCGATAAATTTTTTCTGCTTCGGCGTCAGCTTCGCAGGCATTGCTACCACCTCTCCAAAGCGGCAAGCTGGCCCCCACCCGCGGGCCATTGGAGTGCTCGCCTTTTCCCCTCCGGCCGCGCCTTCGCACTTAAGGCGAGGTACCGGCTTTCCTGACTCGAAAGGAGGAGAGCCCCTTCTGACGCCCATTAGATCAGAAACTTCCGCCGCTGTAACCCCCACTTTGGGCCAGTTTTGCAAAAGGCAGCTATATACGGCTACATATAGAAAGAAATTTCAGCCGCCGAAAATTTTCTGAAAATTTATCTTGACATCTACGACCAACGGGCGTATATTATCCTCAGAACCGCCCATTGGGCGTATTTGAAAGGAGATACGACAATGACAGTGCGCGAATGGAGAAGCGAAGAATGGGAAACCGGGTCTAAGGCGAGAGACCAGCACGAGCTACAGTTCATGGCGCGGAAAATCCTCGCCGGCGCTGACCTGATCGAGAACACGCCGACACCGGGACACAGCCGGGACGACCTAAGCCGATGCATCGTGGCGCGGTGCTCCTGGATGCCAAACGCCCGATACATCATCCACATGAACGGGTTCACAGTTGAGGACATTCACGAGACGGTCTGGAGCGACGAGGAACTCCGCAGGATGGAAGAATTTGAGGCAAAAAGATCTAACGCGGGAAAGGAGGCCTGAAAATGTACTACGCAATCGAGAAGATCGGCTACGGCAAGCGCACCCGCTGGTGCATCAAGGAGGTCCGCCCCACCGGGATCACCGTCCCGGTGGACGGCAAGACCTACAAGACCGAGGACGCAGCCAGAGCGGCGGCCGTGGCGATGGGAATCGAGATCGAACGCGTCGGGGACCTGTGGGAAATCATTTGACTCCCACAGGCCCCCGGGCTTATACTGACGGAAAGGAGATGAGGCCTTGACGCACGATGAGATCCTGGCGGTCCCCTTCCGGGATCTGCTGAAGGCAATGGACCTGACGCAGACGGAATGCTGCCGGCGATTCGAGATCCCGCTGCGCACCGTGCAGCACTGGGCAAACGGAGACAGGGAATGCCCATCCTACGTCCGCCTGATGATGGCGGAGCTCACAGGCATAAAGGAAGCCGAGGCTTAAAGCCCCGGCTTCTTTTCGTAGTATTCCTTCAGCGCCGCGGCCAGCGTGCACTTCCGCCAGCCGCCGCAGCAGTAATGGTTGGTGAATTCATTGAACGCCGGCCTGCCCGGCAGACGGATGATCCCCGCCTCGCAGGACACGACAAACGTATCGTGCCGGCGCCTGTCGCTCTTATAAAACGGACAGGCGAATCTCTTATGACTGTAGCTTCCCATCTCTCGCCCTCCTGATCTTTGCCTTCAAGGCCTCCATGAGATTGTCCTGCGTGTCTCCCTTCGCGTGCAGCGCTGCCACCACGGCCTCGTCCATGGTCCCCTGCACCGCCATCTGATGCACGATCACCGGCTTCGTCTGACCCTGACGATACAGCCTCGCGTTCGCCTGCTGGTACAGCTCCAGTGTCCAGTTGGGCCAGCCGAACCAGACGATGTGGTGCCCGCCCTGCTGCAGGTTCAGGCCGTAGGCGCAGCTCGCAGGATGCGCCAGCATCACGTCCACCCGGCCCTCGTTCCAGTCCTGCTCGTCCTCCGGCCCGGAGTAGACCCGGTACCGCAGCCCGCGGTCCCTCAGCGCTGCGATCAGCCGCTCCCGCTCGTGCACGAACCAGTAGAACACCAGAATGTGCTCGCCCTGAAGCTGCTCCAGCACCTCCAGGAAGGCCTCGATCTTGCAGGCGTGGATCGGCGCCGGATGTCCGTCGACATCGTATACCGCGCCGCTGGCCAACTGCAGCAGCTTGCCGTTCAGCACCGCGGCGGAGCCTGCGGTGATCGTCTGGTCGTCCACCTGCAGCAGCATGTCCCGCTCCATCCGATCGTAGACCCTCCGCGCCGTTTCATCCAGCGCCACCGGCACCGCGTCCTCGATGAACGGCGGCAGCTCCAGATAGTCCTCCGCCTTCATGCTGACGCAGATGTCGCTGATGGCCGTCTGGATCCGCGCCGCCGCGTCCTTCTGCGGTGTGTACGTCTGATACGTCTGGCCGGGGTACATCCGGTCTGCGATGAAGAACGCGTCCCGGAAGGATGAGATCGTCCGCCCCAGCCGCTGCCCGCCGTCCAGCAGCCAGATCTGTGCCCACAGATCCTCCAGCCCGTTCGGCGCCGGCGTACCGGTCAGCTCCACCAGCCGCCGGATCCGTGACCGCACCAGCCGCAGGGACCGGAAGCGCTTGCTCTGGCTGTTCTTGAAGCTGCTCGACTCGTCCAGCACCACCATGTCGAACGGCCACTTCTCCCGGTAGTGATCCACCAGCCATGTGACGTTCTCCCGGTTGATCACCCAGACGTCGCCCGGCGTATCCAGTGCCTTCAGGCGCTTCTTGCTGCTGCCCAGGACCGGGATCACCCGCAGGTGCTGCAGGTGGTCCCACTTCGCCGCTTCGGAGATCCAGGTCGACTCCGCCACCTTCAGCGGCGCGATCACCAAGCATCGGGCCACCTCCCAGCGGTAGCAGTGCAGCTCGCTGACCGCCGTCAGGGTGATCACCGTCTTGCTGGACCGAGGCCCATTTCTAAGAACAGGCCAATGGCAGGATCACTGATGATCCGGTCAATCGCGTACTGTTGATATCTGTGCGGAATGAACCTCATGCGGCGTCACCTCCTCATCATGCTCTTTGTGCCATGCGGCATGTTCTGCCTGACTCGCAAAGATCATCAAATTCTCTGGGTCGTTGTTTCTCTTGTTTCGGTCGATATGATGCACGACCTCGCCTGGTTTCAAAGGCCTTCCAAGTATCTGCTCGGCTATCACACGATGCGTGTGCCTTCCATAGGTTTTTGTGTAGGTCTTCCCCTCCCCGGTGCCTAAGCGACTGTCACGCAGTTTCGCCCGCACCTCGTCCGTCATCCGCATCGGGTTCAGCTCTGCATTCAGCAACGCCATGTGGCACTGCCGGCTGCAAAAAGGGCGCCCTCGTTTTTGGCGCGATGGAGGTCTGTACATTGGCGCCCCACAGTATGCGCAATGCTCCGGCTGCCCTTCTCTCGGCCTGCCTGTCTTCACGCGAACACCTCCTTCACGAATTCATTCACCTGCTCTACGCTCCACAGCGTCCGCACCTCGGCCTGCCGCTTCCGCAGCTCCTCCTGCTGCCACTTCTGGATCCGCGCCAGCCGCCCCACCGGGGTCTTCAGCTCGACGTAGATGGTCCTCCCTCCCGGCGTGATCACGATCCGGTCAGGCACCCCTGGATTGCCCGGGCTGACGAACTTATAGCACAGCCCGCCCTTCGCCCGCACCATCCTTACAAGGCGGGCTTCGATTGTGGATTCTCTCATTTTTATCGATCTCCCTCGCGTGCGCGCACGCGTATATCTTTTTGAAAATTAAGCGCGTATAGACTCAAAACGATCTATAACTCTATCTCACCGTTGCTCCCTACACTAACTGTAACATCTGTAACATCTGTAACAGATACAGGGTTATCAACGGTTTCAGCGGTTACACTTGCGTTACACTCGGTGTTACTCTTTTGCCCCCTGTAACATCGAGTGTAACGCTGTTACAATCATGCTGTAACACGGCCAAAGCACCGCTGCACCCCATAATCTTTCCCGGCTCTCTGGACTCCTATGGGCTTCCAGCCGCGCTGCCGCTCCAGCATCTGGTTGATGTCTCTGGTGTCTCTCTGCGTCATCTTCCCACGGGGCTCTCCCAGCAGCTCGCACCAGATCTCCAGCGCACAGACCCTCGTCCTCGGCGCCGTGGCGCCGTCGTATTTGAGCCCGCCCTCGCGCCACATCTGACGTTTGCGAAGCTCCCACGACGCCCAGTCCACCGGGATCTCTTCATTCAGGAAGTCCTCGATCAGGCCCTCCAGGGCGCTGCGCTGCCGGTGGTGCTCCTGCACCTCCATGGAGTCCGACTCCAGCTCCGGCGGAAGGTAGAGCGACTCGCCCAGCTTCCACTGCATGACGGCCTCGGCCCAGACCTGCTCCCGCTCGCCGTCGAGATCCGCGAAGACGTTCTTGCTCCGCCCGATGACGTCGATGTCCACCGGCCAGAAGCGCCGGTTCCCGGTCAGATCTGTGAGGCACTCGCGGCTGTTCGTCGTCC